GCGCGCGCCGCGGAGAAGCCCGAGGAGCTCCGCCCGCTCGTCGTCAATTTGCTTTTGTTCCTCAGCGCTCATTTATTCAAACCCCGCGCGGATCAGGCTCCCGCCGGACGTAACCCGCAGCCACGCCCGCGCGCATGCGGCGGGGTCGGTGAGGTCGGCGGCGGCGATCTGGTTCGTCTTCCACCAGGCATCCCATCCCCACACCTTGCCGCCGTATTGGTAAACGGCGATCGCGTGGGAGAGTTGGTTGGTCGTGTAAATGAGCACGCGGGCCGGGATGCGGTATTCGTGAAGCCCCTCGACCATCGCCGCGGCCTCCGGCATGCAGGCGTTTGCATGGCGACCGGAGAAGGCGGGCTCTGCCACCGGCGGCCGCGAGGCGCAGCCGGCCAGACTGAGAACCGCGATGGCGAGGAGTCGGATCATTCCTCCGGCGGGGTGAGGGCGGCGGTCAGGGCGGCTTGCACGGCCGTGACGAGGGCGGACAGGTTCGGAGCCATCACGGCTTGATAAGCCTCGCCAATGACGACGACGCGAGCCTCGACTCCCTTGAGCTTTACTCCGACTTCGCGGGCTTCGAGGTCGATGATGATGGACTCGATGATCGGGGAGGTCGTGTCCGTCTGCGTGGTCGTTGTCTCCGTGACCGTGACGGCAACGGGCAGAGTGACGGTGGTTTCCTGCGCGGGCGCGGTGATGGCCGCGAGGGCTACGATGAGGAGTGCGGTGGTGGTTTTCATGTTATTGGATTCTGCGAACAAAGATCCAGGAGTTGGCTTTCAGGGTGAGCGGGTTCACGGCGTCGGAGTTTGTCCTCTGGCTGGCGCTCAGGAAGATCGTTCGCTGCCCCGAGAGCGTGAAAACGCCCATGCTTTGACAAACAATAGCACCCTGCGTGAGTGTGGCCGATGGATCAAGCCCGACTGCAATTATGTTTCCGCCGTTTATAACGGTGTTCCCGCGAGGTTGAAAAACTGCACCGCCGTTAATGAATACCATCGTGCCCGCTGCCCCTGTGTCACCAGAGGAAATTGCGAAGTTTGCATTGACGCCCGCCGTGGGCGAGTTGGTCGTAAAGATAAGCGTAGACTGCAGCATGTAAGTTCCGGCAGGTAGCGTGAACGAAATGGGCGTGTTGGTGGTGTTGGTGGAAGTATAGGTTTGATCGCTGCCGATGACGCGGTAGTAAGTCGGGAGCGTGGTATCGAGGAGGATCGTGCCGCTCAGGTCCGGCGCGGTGATCGTGCGATTGCCGGTCGGGTCGGTAATGGCGAGGGTTGTCTTGTTTGAGTCCACCGTCGCGCCTTCAAAGACGAGGTTGGTGTTGACGGTCACCGATCCATTCAGGGTGAGATTTGTTGCCGTGCCGTTCGTTGTGGCGACGAAGGCCGTCGAGTTGCTGGTCGCCGCTGTGCCGAGGCCGAGGGCGCTGCGGGCTTGGGTGGAGTTGCCGAAGGTGGTTGTGCCATTCAGGGTAAGGTTCGTTGCCGTGCCGTTCGTTGTGGCGACGGCGCCGATCACATCGCGCACGGTCGGCGCGTTCGTGCCGCCGAGGGCGTTGGTGAGGGCGGAGAGTGGCGGGTTGTTGGCGGACCAGAAGGTGGAGTTCGTCGGCTCGTTGATCGTCTTGGTCGTGTTGTCCACGCGCACGGACATTTGCGCGGCGAGCGGGAGGAGGGCGGCGAAGAGGACGAGGGCGAGGACGAGCGCCTCGCGGATGGTGAATGCGTTCTTTTTCATCAGATGACTTGTTTCCAGACCTTGGCGTTTGTGCTGGCGTTGAAATCGTCCGGCCGGACGACTCCGTTTGCCGCGTTCTCGGCATCCGTCCCGCTGACCAGGAGCCAGCCTTGCATGCCAGAGCCCGCGGCGGTGCGGATCAAGTAGAAGACCGGGTAGGTCGCGAGGACGATCAGCGTCGTCGGGATGCCATCGAGGCTTGTGCCCGTGCCGCCGGTGAGCGCGGTGATGTCGGGGCGGACGATGGCCAGCGCGCCGGGGAGCGGGTAGGCGGGCGCGGCCGTCGTTGGCACGCCTTCGTTGCCCTGGTTTACATCGTTCCAGACGCGGAGAGAGAAGGTCAGCGTCGAAGTCTTCGCGCCGTTGAGTGTGCGTTCGAGTTCCGCATCGAGGTCGAGGTATTCATGCTCGGGGGCCGGTTCCCACCCGGCGGAATTGCTGGTCTCATCCGCGTCGATGACAATCCAATACGTGCCGTTGTCGTCCTGTGCGATAATTTCGCCATTTACGAGGCCGTTGAGCGCGTAGCGCGCAGCCTGATCCGCTGCGCGGTCGGTGATCGTGCCGTTGATGAACGCGTCGTTGAGTTCCACCGAGCCGAGATCGGGGGCTTGGCGGTAGTAGGTCTCGTCGTCCGTCGTGACCTTCGTGTGCGAGCTGTTGAAGATGAGGTAATCGCCGGAAAAGTCGCCCTCCTCCTTCGCGCCGAAACGGAACGTGAGCACGTCGCCCCCGCCCGAGTCGATGTTCAGGTAAGAGCCGAACGGACGGCAGTAGAGCCAGTCGAAAAACGGAGTGTCCCGGCGCTTGACCTCGACACGATTGTCCGGCAATGCCTCGGCATACGTCAACCCGCGTATGAGACGTTGAACGTCCTCGTCGATATAGAACCGCATGCCCCCGCGCGGGTGTCAAAAATCACCAGTGCCGCCGCGGGCACACAGCCGACCGCCAGGGGGCTTTTTTTACCATCGGGCAGCCGCACGCGGCGCACGTCTCATCGCTCGCCCGCCACCTTCCGCAGATGTTCGACCGGCAGATCGAGATCCGCCGGTCTACCTCTTCCGCCGTCACGGGCGGGACTCCTCGGGCGATAGCGGAGACTTCCTCCACGGATTGAGCGGCGAGGTTCATTGCACGAACTGGAAACGGCGGGAGCGGCGGTTCGTCCGGTTCGCATTGCACATACGTCCCCCATTTTCCATGCTCGCAGGTGGCGCACGGGTCATGCGCTTTCTCAACGCACAGAGGGCACAGATCGAGGCGGATTTCCGCGACGGCGGAAGGCATTGCTTTCACGGCTCGGGATACCCGTTTGGCTCGCCTTCGCCGGGTTCATAGCCATCCACGCATGAGAACTTTACGATCTCGACCGTGACTGTTCCGTCCGTCTCTGGTTCGTTCTCGGTGTGCTCCGGTCCCTCGATTTTGTTGTCGGCGTGATCGGCTCCTTTGTCTGGGTCGTCGATGCAGGGGTTTCCGGTCCCGTTCCAGACGTAGGGGGGCAAATCCGTATAGACCGGCTCGCCGCCGCCCTCTGGCGTGAACACTCGCCGCAACCAAACTTTCAAATAGCACGTGCCAGTCGGTGAATGCTTGAGCCTCCATTTGAAACGGCGGACGGTGTAGCTGGATTCAGACGGCGAGAGGTCGCGGAATGATGAGCATGTGGTGCCATTGGGCGCGCCAGGGATTAGCGCAGTTACGCGGGAAATGAGTTGAGGCGTTGTTTCCTCGGTCGCGGGCGATGAATAGGTAGTTGAGATGAGGGGAATCGTCCCATTATACAAACAAACGATATTTTGTTCGTAGGTATTCGTGCCATTTATATCGGTGACAGTTCGCGTTCCCGTCCAACCGCTGCACGAATAGGAAGCGGTGCAATCTTCGTTTGAATCAAAATCGGGATTGTCGCAGGTGCGATAGCTGTTTGACGTGGAGGTTCCGCTGCATTGCATCGTAGGTCCGCTGCACGGGTTTTCGGAGTATTGAAAAATCTCGGTTTTGCTTACATTGTAACTCCACCCCTCCACGCAGGCGCCCTCGTTTGTGATTAGGGTATCGGAATCCGCCGCGTGGTAATACTTTGTCACTGTCAGATAGTGTTTTCCATCTGCGGGGTTCAGTTCCCCGCAAATCGGGAGCTTGCTGGCGCTCGCTGAAAAACTCTTGCAAACGAAAACCGGCTCGACGCACGGGGGCTCGGAGCAACAATTACACGCGCTCATCTCTACACTCCTTCGAGGGTGACGCCGTAATAAGGCGCTTCGCTGGCAAACCAGTTCCGGCAGATTGTGGCGGTGATCGGGCCGAAGACTGAGTTTGACGCGATCCAGTTGTTCTCGGCGTCTTGCCCTACCGTGCCGATTTCAATGTAAAAGGTGTCGTCCGATTCGGCGGTGAGTTCCCCGACAATCTCGATCCATCGGGAGGTGACGTTGCCGTCGTCGTCGATGGTGATTCCTCCCTGAACGACGCCTACTTGCGGGGTGAGCAGATACGGTGGATCGTCGCCTTCGGAGAATCCGATGTCCGTCGATGAGCCGCCGGCGATGGTCGAAGGCCGGACGCGGATTTTGTAAACGGGGGGATCTGGCGGGGAGTTTGGGTCGATTTCTACCGAAAGGGCGAGCGGACGGGGCGTCTCGCCAGCGAGAGCGTCACTGATAACGGAGGAGAGTTCGATGCGTGAGCCATGCGCGGATTCGGAGATGTCGCAGGTATCGCTCGGCAGCGGGCGCGTGGCGGTGGTGAAGGCGAGGAGGGAGTCGAGCCAGTCGCGGAGCTTGGGCGGACCCCATTCGATTTTCTTCGGGGGGTTAATCATCGCCGCGGAAGACGTAGCTGATCGTATCCGTGCAGGCATACCACGGCGTGCCGGCGATCTCCTCGGCGGCGTGGCTGGTGATGAGACCGGTCGCCGGCATCTCGAGGGCGTTTGCCAGGGCGGCGGGGGCGTTGCCGTAGAATGTGCGGGATTTGCCGCCGGCGGTGGCGGTGATGACCGAGCGGAGGAGGGTTGGCGCGGCCGTCTCGATCGGCGACGTGAATCGCGGACCGCTCGGGCGCGAGCTGGCGAAGTAGGTGTAGACCGTCTGCGGGGAGATGAAAGACATCGTCCGGTTGCCTTGGATCTCCGTCTCGCCGTCGATGATGCCCGAGGCGGTGACGGTCGTTCCCTTGCTGGCGGTTTGCTGCATCATGCCGGTCGAGAGTTTGTAAGCGGTGAAATCCGGCGGGAGGGCGATCGTGATCTCGATCTCGCCGAATGGGCCTTGTGGCGACACCTTCGAACGGTCGATGATGTAGCCGCCAGCCATTGCCGTTCCCGGGGTGACGGTGGCAGCGAAGGTGGCAGCCTGATCGAGCCGGCCGAAGTAGACGCGGCGGAAGGTGGGCAAATCCTTAGACTTTCGGATCTCGCTTTCTTCCTTGAGTTCCCATCCACAGTTGCCGACGTAGGTAATCGCCATATTATTTGAGGGTCGCTTCGAGGATGTCTTTGATGCCGCCGAGGGCTTCGTTCGTGCCGACGAGGGTCTCGTTTTTCTGGCGGTTTTTCTCAGCCTCCGCCGCGGCGGCGGCTTTCTTCTCCTCGCGGGTCGGAAGGCGGAATGATCCCGGCGCGCGGCCGGGGCGGAATCCGAGCGTGTCGAGATTGCCCTCGCCCGCGATGAGCGAGGCGGAACGGAGGCGGAAGGAATCTTTCAATGCCGCGCCGGAGCCGAAGGCGGACGCTTGCAAGCGATCAAAAGAGGACGAGCCAGCTTGAAGGCGGTTGAATGCGCCAATCTCTTTCGGGCGGAACTCCTGGGTGAGCGTGGTCGTCAATGGCGAACGAGTCGGCGCGAGAGCGGCGAAGGTTTGAAGCATCCGTTCGGCAGCGTTGCTAAAAACAGACGCGCCGAAGTTGACGGAGGGGTTCGCAATTTCGGGGGTTGAGAAGGACGTCACGCCAGGCGCGGTCACACCCGCGGCGGGGGCCGGTGGAGGAGGTGGCTTGATCCCGGCTTGGATGCGGTCGAAGGTAGAAGGCGCGGTGGCTTCGCCGATGGAAGCGACGGAGGATGCGGCTTGGCCTGGAAGAGTTGCGACGGCGACGCCGGCATTCAAAAAAGGAAAAAGAGATGCCAGTTGCTTTGATAGAGCGGAGGCAATCGGGATTGCGGCTTGGGCCTTGTTGGTGATCGCTGTGATGTTGTTTGCAATCTCGGCGGTGCCGCGGATGAAGAACCCGACTTGGCGACCGGGCTCGGTCAAATCAATTTGATCGACGAGGGCGGCGGCGTTGTCCATGTCGCCGGTGAAGCCGCCGAGGGCTCCGGCGAAGAATTGATTTTTCTTGGCTTCGAGTCCCTCTAGTGAATCGGAAATCTTATCAAGCGCGCCGGAGCCTAGTTCGAGTTCATTGGCCAGTCCGCCGACTTGGCGACGTGCGACGTCGAAGATGGAAGCGTCGCGGAAGAGGACGAGCAACTCGGCGCCGGACTTTCCGAAAATATCCATTGCCGCTTTGGTCCGCGCGCTGGCGGTGCCGAGATTTGCGATGGCGGTGGATACCGCTTCAAATGCCGCGGCGGGGGTCATGGCTTGCAGGGCGAAGATGGAAAGCCCGAGTTTTTCGAATGCGGCGTTCGTCGGCTCGCCTTCCTCGTTCACTCCCTGCATGGCTTTTTGAAGGCGGGCGATGCTTGAGCCGACCTGAGTCGAGGAGAGTCCGGCGAGGCGGAAGGCGCGTTCGAATGTGACCGCCTGGGCCACGCTGAGGCCCGTCTTTGCGCTGAGGTCGCTCATTGCGCCGGAGAAATCGGAGATGCGCTTGACGCCTTCGGCGGCGACGGTAATGGCTTCTTTGAATGCGACACCCGAGCCCGCCACGCCGGCGACGGCGGTGAGCGCGGCGGTCACTCTTGCGCCCATCGTGAGCATTGCGCGATCGACGGCGGAGGCGGTTCGGTTGCCAACGGCGCGGACCTCGGCCATGCCGTTTTTGAAATTGGTCGTGTCGGCTCCTACGTGGAATTGAATGGCGGAGTTCATCGAGTGAAGGAGAGGCCGGGATAGGCGCGGGCGAGGTTGGCGAGTTTTTCGAAGACGCCTTTTTTAAGATTCTTTTCGAAAAATCGGATGCGGCGGTTTACGGCGCGGGCGAGGATGCGGGATTCGGCATCCTGCTTGACGGCGCCGGGCTGCGCGTTGGAGCCGGAGATCGTGATGCCGTCGCGGGTGCGGGTGATCAGGGCGGAGATATTCGAGATGAGTTGTTGGCCTTTGACCTTGGCTTTCTTCACGTAGCCTGGCGCCTTGGAGACTCCGCCGATTTTCTCGACGAGGAAGTGCCAGCTTTGTTTGGCGATACCGCGGCGGCCGGTGCGTTCTTTGGTCTCGACGACGAGGTCGGATCGGCGGTCGCGTTCTTCGGCGCGGTATTGACTCCACCGGTCGGGGCTCCACCGGCGGTTGCCGTTCATGAGATAAAACGTCCGCTTGCCTTTATTGTTTCGGTCGATCCACCAGGCGCGGGTGCCGCGGCGGGTGATGTGAATGCCGGGGGTTTTGCCATTTGCGGCGGCGCTGAAATCTCCGCCGGCGTATCTGTTGAACGAGCGGATGACGCCTTCGCGGATGGATTTCGCGGGCGCGACATCGGTCAATTGCATGGCCGCGTTCATGATTTGCGCGGTCTCGTTTAAGACCACTTCGGGGAGGGCCGCGCCGCTGTATGTGGCGATGCTCCGGCATGCGGCGTTAAACTGGGAGACATCGACGCTCATGTGATGATGCGGTTTGTCAATTTTGACGCGGATCGGCGCAACAGGGGGAAGCCGCGGTCTTCGTGCCAGAGGACGATGGCGGACTCGCCGACGACCATGTCGAAATCCCACCATGCGGTTGCGATCGGGATGCCGAACATTTTGTGGACGATGGCTAGATAGTCTGCCCACCGGGAGGCGGGCACGAGGCTTTTGGGCTTGTGGAGTCCTTCGTCTTTTCGGGTTCGCCGTAGAGGGAGACGAGGGCGGCCATCTTTGCGATGAAGAGGGCGGAGCCTTCGCGGAATGCGGGGCTCATGAGGTCGAGGAGGCCGACGGATTCCGCCCAGGCCTCGGCGGCGGTCCATGCGGCGGAGGGTTCGCGCTGCGCGGAGGTGATCTGCTCGGGGCGTTCGAGGCGGCGGACGTGGAGGAAGACGACAACGTCGCGGATCATGCCGGGGTATGTGCCGGTGCGCTCGAATTGTTCTTTGCCTCCGTCGCCGAGGAAGGGGTAGATCATGCCCATGCATTGAGCGGCGATCTTGCGGGCGGGCGACCATGCCTGGAGGGGCTGGCCGAGGAATTGCTCGTCGGTCTGGATGGCGGAGACGAATGGGTCTTCTTTGATTTCTTCGGGGTCGAGTTCCATAAGATTAGAGTCCGAGTTTTTGTAGGAGTTCGTTGCTGGCGTTGACGGATACCATTTTGACGCTGCCGGTGAGGACTTTGCCGCCGGGGCGGGTGGGGTCGTTCTCGCTGGCGAGTTCGCCGGGGACGGCGAGCATGGAGGCGGCGGTTTGCCAGCCTGCGATGAGGTCGGGGCGGTTGGCTAGGAGCTGGCAGGCGAACTTGGCGAGGACTTCGACATCGGCGTCGATGTCGATCTGTGGCTTCGCGGCTCCGTGGTTTTCCTCTTTCAGAGCGTCACTTACCTTTTGCCAGGCTGCGGTGATTTTTTCGAGGAGGGGGGTGCGGAGGAATTGGTAGTGGATCACCCCTGGGCGTTTGCGTGAGATCGCGTCGCGGGCGGCCTCGAGCATCTTCCAGCCTTTGTATCCGAGTTTGCGGAGGAGGCCGGGGTCGTAGACGTTGAGCATCGGGCAAGGGCGGCCGGTGTCGTCTGTGGCGAATGGCACGCCGAGAGTGGCGAGCGTGAGCGCGAGGGGGGTGTCGGAGGTCTGGTAGATTCTTTGCATAGTGTGGGCGGCGGTTTGGGTTTACCCCACCGGGGCCGCCGTGGACCCGGTGGGGCTACGGAGATCAACTGATTCCGTTGTTGGCGGAAAATTCGAGCGAGACGGATTTGAAGCCGTCGCGAGTTTCGGTGACCTCGCCGGAGTTGAGATACTTGCCGGTGGAGGGAGCGCCGAAGTAGGAGGTCGAGTTCGCGATCGTCGTCGCGGTGGCCACGACGGCGGCCATCACGCCGGTCCCGCCGCTCACTTCGCCTTCGATGGTGACGGTCAGTTCGGGTGCGCCAACGGCGAATCCGCGTTTCTCGCCATCTTTGTTGAGGGCGAAAGTCTTGAACTCCGGCGCGACCCGGGCGCGGAAGGAACTGATATTGATGCCGGTCTCGGCGGATGCGACTCCGTATTGGAAGCCGGAGAGGTTGACCAGGGTGAGACCGAAGAGGAGTCCGGCTTCGGGGTTACCGAAGAGGAAGGTGACGATGAAGTCGAGGGCGGCGTGAATCATGGCTTGGTGGGTGTTGGTTTGGAGATTGCGGCTTTTACTTCCGCGAGGCGGGCTTCCTCGGCGGCGGTGACGGCTTTGAAGTCGGGCGTCTGTGCCTCATCCGGCGCGGCTTTGCGGGCTGCAATGCTCGCGGCGAGGTTGGCGGCCGTGGCTTCGAGGGCGTTCATTGATTTTTACGCGGTGTCAAATTCACGCGAGGAGGACGGTGGCGGTCCACCCGTGGGCGAGGATGCGAAAGGCTTCCTCGGTGGAGTATTGTTCGGTCGGCTCGAGGAGCTGAAAGTATTCGAAGGCGGCGAAGTCGTCCGCCGCGGAAGCCTCAATCGCGGCCACGGCTCGGGCGGCCATGTCGTCGAGGATCTGGTCGCAGTTTGCCAGGCTCGCGTGAACGCGGCATGCGAGGGTGACGGATACCGTGGCTCCGTGGCGGGTGTCGTTCTTGATGCGGAAGTCGTCGGCTTGCTTTTGCGCAGCGACGACGATGCAGGGATTGATTCGCTCGCCGGCGTGGTGCGAGACGTAGACATTCACGCCGGGGAGCGAGGCTTGGCGGAGGATGGCTGCGAGGGCGTTTTCGATTGTGGCGGCGAGGATTTCCATAGTGTGGAACTTAGTTCTACGTAGAACTTAGTTCTACGCGGACGAGGTTTGAGGGTTTATGAGGTCGACGACGTATTCGCCGCGGATGAGGTCTTTGCGGATCGAGGCGATAACCAGCGTGCCGTGGTCGGGGGTGGTGAATTTATCCCACCGGTAGGGAATCGCGGCGGTGATCGCGAACGAGGCGGTGGCCTCGACTTGAACGTCAACCCCGCCCTCGACCGCGGCGAAGCGATCTTTCACGGGAGAGACGGCCGCCGTGATGGCGACGGATTCGCGGAGCGTGCAGGCAACCCCATATGCCGCCAACCTCGCCGCGCGACCTTCCTCGGCGGCAGCGAGCAATTGGTCCCTGGTCATGCCCTCGCCTTGTTGTCAAAAAAAAATGCGGCCCGGTCAGGTTCCCCCAACCAGGCCGCACGCCGATGCCAGTCAGACAATCAGGGGGCGGGTGTCAAACTGTTAGCGGGGTGGTGATAATTCCCGGACTCTTCGCAAATCCAATCGTAAAACACACAGTCGCGGCAGAATGGCCTATCGTATTTTTTCATAGTTGCGTTTTCTGTTTTTACCATACGCCGGCGTTTGGGTTTCTGCGTTCGAAGGTGGCTTTTCCGCGGGCGAAGGCTTCGGGGTTTTGCTGGCGCATGTAGGATTCGTCGGATTCGGCGCCGGTGAAGGCGGGGTGGTCGTGGTAGAATTTGATGTGGCGGCCGTGAATGACTTCGCCGGCTTCGTAGGCGCGGTAGGAAAATTCGGTGTCTGAGTAGTAGCCGTCGTATTCGGGGCTCAGGAGGGTGCCGTGCTTTTTGAGCCAGGCGCGGGTGACGCACATGATGACCATGATGCTGTCTGTTCGGAATCCGTCGTGGAGGTGGAGGACGCGGGGCTGCGCGGTGTGGCGGACGAGGGCTTCGAAGACTTGGGTGTCCCATCCGTGGGGCGGGTAAATGTCGTCTTGGGCCGCGATGATGATCGGGCCGGATGTGGCGGCAGCGGCGGCGTTGTAGTTTGCCACGGCGGAACTGTGTCCGTCGGGGACGGGTTCGCTGAGGGCGTGGGGGAACTCTGCGATGCGGTGGCTGGCGGCTTCGGGTTCGATGCCGAAGATGTATTCGATATTCTCGGGGTGATTGGCGCGACCGAGCCAGAGTTCGCGGATCTTGATGGCTTTTTCGGGCCTGCAGGTGGGGTGCGCGACGCTGATGCGGATGCCGTGGTGTTTGTGCCATGCGCGGCGGCGTTTGGCGGCTTCTTCTGCTTTGCCGTTTTGGATGAGGGCGCGGGTGGTGATGTCGAGTCCGCGCCATGAGTGGAGGGAGGCGTCGTGATTCCACGGGGGCTCGGCGGGGGCGGGGATGCTTTGCATAAGTGCGGCGTAGTCGCTGGCGAGGTTGGGCTCACCGCGGTCGAGGTGGATCTGTGCGAGTTCGCCAAATGGTTCGCGGCGGAAGGGGTCGAGGCGGACGCATTCGAGGAGGGGTCGGGCGGCTTCGGCGGGGTCTTTGATCCAGCGGCCGATGCTCAGATAAGCGGAGAATTTTTCCTGGTCGCCGAGGTCGTCGCGGCCGGAGGCGATGACGGCGGCGTGGAGGGCGGCGGGGATGTCGTTTTGCAGCTCGCATTCGCGGGAGAGAAACCACCATTCGCGGCCGGTGCGCTGGTCGGCGGGGATGGCGTCGAGGATGCGGCGGTTGCGTTCCTGGGAGGTGCGTTTGAGTGTGGCGGGGGCGTGGATGACTTTGAGGCCGGGGCAATGGATTTGCTTGGTGCCGGCGGGCAGGACGATGTCTTCGTGGACTTTGTTTTCCCACCCGACGAATGCGGATGCGGAGACGAGGCGGATACGCTGGCAGGCGGAGCCATCTGCGCCGACGATGTAAGGGGCGGTGGCTGCGCCGAACTCTGGCGCGCTGCCCGCGCGGATCTCGGCGAGGGTGAGTTGACCTTCTTCGCTGAGGAGGTCGTCGATGTCGGCCCACATGAGATAGTCGCATCCGGCGGAGGCGGGGGAGCGGAATGCCAGATTGCGGGCGGCGGCGAAGTCGTCAACGTGGGGCCAGTGGTGCCCGGGGGCGTTGTGATATTCCTCGAGGTGGCAGCCGCGGATGGCGGCGATCTCGGCGGTGCGGTCGGCTTCCTGGGTGCCGATGGCGCGGACGAGGGTGATGGCGTCTACGTGGGGCGCGAACGAGTCGAGGAAGCGCGCGATGATTGCTTCTTCATTGCCGGCGATGACGCCGAGGTGGATTTTTTTCATAGTATAAAAACGAACATCCCGCCGACTGCCGGGAAGTTGCAGTCAGCGGGATGTCGAAAACCAACACCGCAGGTTGCTCCGCGCGCTTCCCTCGCGCGAAGTCGGGGACTAGATCGCGAGGGCCATCGTGCCGCTTGTGACGGCGGCGGATGCACCAAACATGACTTCAATGCTGGCGTTGATCGCGCGGTTGCTTGTGGAACCCCACACGTTCCAGTAGACGGTCATGCCCAGGTCGGGGATCTGAACCGTCTCGGAGAGCGTGTATTTTTCGGAGACCTCGGCCGGGATCGCGGGCGTGGCGCTCGCGATGGCGATGGCTTCCGGTGAGCAGGCGAACCCGTCGAGGCCGGAGACCGCGCCGGTGAAGTTCGAGACGTAGTAGACGCCGTTGTCGAACCCGTAGGCGCCCGCGGCGAGCGGGAGGCTTTGGGTGGAGGTCGGCAGGAACTCGCTGTAAACCGTGCTGGTGAGGACGAGCCCCTTGCGGTTGCTCTTGCTCACGGCGGCCCACAGCGCCTTCGTGCCAGCGCCGGACGGGGTGAGCGACGGGATGCTGGTGACGGTGGCAGCGCCGAAGTTGACGGTCGTGATCGGTGTGATCGCGAGCGACCAGACCTTGTCGGCGAAGGCGTCGAGGTTGATCTGAATGATCTGCTCAAGGCGCCGGCCGTTCATGAGGTCGCTGTTGCTGAGGCCGAAGGGCTGGAAGATGTGGTCGAGGGCGACGGATGCCTTGCCAATCGTGGTGTTCGAGCCGGGCTCAAAGTTCGTGGGGTTGGTCTGCGTCGCTTCCGCCGCGGAGACAACCGGAACGATGACGGTGTCTTTCGGCCTCTTGACTTCGTCGGAGAAATCCGACGTGAAGAGACGGAGAGGTGCCAGCCGGTTCTTGAGAACCGTCTGAGTGGTGGCGCTGATCGTGTTGACCAGGAGGCCTGATTCGTAGCTGTTAGCCATGGTGTGTGGTTCCTTTCAGGTGTTGGTGGTTGGTTTTTTACCGGCTGGCGTCGGAAAGTTTGCGGCGGTGGGCGAAAATTAGGTCTTTGTGCTTCGCGAAAATCTCGGCTTGTTTGGCGCGGTCGTTGGATTCGACGGCGGCGATCCACTCGGTGACCGGGGCGGGGATGCCGCCGCGGGATTCGGTGAGTTCCTCGGCTGTGGGCGGGAGGGCTTGAGACTGGATGCCGGTGACGGCTTGCTGTGCCTCGAGCGTGGCGAGCTTGGCGGCGAGGTTTTTGTTTTCCTCGGCGGCTTCATCGAGGGATTCGGTGAGACCGGCGTTGACTGTCTCGGCTTCGACGGCGCGGACTTCGGCCGCTGTGGCGCGGGCCTCGGCGTCGTCGACGCGGACGGTGAGGGCGGCGAGGGCTTCGTTGCGCTCGGTGAGAGCGGCCTCGGCGGCTTCGGCGATTTGTGTCTTCGCGGAAAGTTCGAGACGGAGGGCGGCGATTTCGAGTGTGGCGTCCATTTTTGCTTTGCTGAAGGTGTCAAATTTTGCGCGGAGGTCGGACGGGGTGAGGGATGCCGCGGCGGCGATTGGCTCCTCGATGAGATCGGCGAAACCGAACGTGACGGCTTCCTCGGCGGTGAGCCATGTCTCGGCGTCCATGAGCGTGATGATTTCGTCGGCGCTCATGGTGGTCTTCTTGCGGTAGGCGGCGACGATGTTGTCTTTGATCTTGTCGAGGAGGTCGGCTTGCTTGCGGAGTTCCTCGGCGTCGCCGCTGCCAACGGTCCAGGGGTTGTGAATCATGAGGAGGGCGTTTTCCGCGATGACGACCGGGGCGCCGGCCATCGCGATGACGCTGGCCATCGAGGCGGCGAGGCCGTCGATGTGAACGGTCACTCCGCCGGTGTGGCGGGCGAGGGCGTTGAAAATGGCGTTGCCTTCGATGACGCTGCCGCCGGGGCTGTTGATTCGGACGCTGAGGGCTCGGCCACTGAGGGGGCGGAGGTCGTCAATGAATTGCTTCGCGCCCACGCCGAAACCACCGATCTCGTCGTAGATGTAGACTTCAGCCTCCGCAGAATCGGAGGGAGTTTTAATTGCATACCAGGAAGGGATCGCGGACATGACCTTGGGGTCATGTCAAACGGCGCGGCGATTTTCTGCGGCGGGGATGGCAAAAAATAAATTTTCGAGGCGGGGATTTTTTCTGTTGACAATAGCCAAGCGGTTCGGTATTTTTTGAGCGTTATGAAAACCTCAACTCTACTATCAATCGCCGCCCAAATCGAAAACGCCATAGGCATCCAATCGCGGGCGACGGTCAACGAAATGTCCGCAATGGTTCAGGATGTCGCCGGTCACTGCCGATCGAAAGCGGAAGCCGCTGAAGTGCTGGCCACCGAGCACTACGGCTACGCACCCGGCGAATGGGATTGTATTCGGGAGGTCGTCGCCGCGCAGCGGAAATGAACTACCGCGCCGACTACGATAAAGCCGACTGGACGAAAACGGATGTCCAGTTGGCGCGAAAATTCGGAGTAACCACCGTTGCCAATGCAATCTCCACCATCACCGCTCCCATCGATGAAGAATAAAGCCGCCGCCGCGCTAGGAAGACTCGGGGGTCGAAAGACCTCCGAGGCAAAGACCGCTGCCGCCAGGCTGAACGCCAAAAAAGGCGGATGGCCGAAGGGGAAAAAGCGAAAACAAAAATAGGGCCAACACGCCATCGCGACGAATCCCGCGGCTAGACGCTGGCGAGGTCGTCGTCCGCGGCGGGACTTGGGGCGGAGGTGGTGCGGGGCCAGAGTTGTTCGTAGGTCAGGGACTGGCCGGTCTTGGTGTTGAGGGCGGCGAGTTTTTGCAGGCGGCGCTCGACGACGCGGAGGTTTTCGTCTTCGACGTCTTCGTCGTCTTCGCCTTCGAGGCCGTGGTAGGCTGAGGGGGTCATTTTACCGGAGGCGACGCGGTCGTCGTAGAGGCGGCCTTCGCGGCCGCGGTCGACGGAGGCTTTGCGGGGATGAATCCATTTCACTTTCCACCAGTCGTATGGGACGGGTGCGGTGACGCCGCCGTGTTTGATTTTCTGCCAGAGCCAAAATGTGTAGTAGCGTTCGCAGAATTGGGATTGGAGTTGATTCTCGCGGATGGTGTCGATGGTGTCCTGCACGCGGTCCATGACGAGGCGGGCGACAGTGCCTTGCCCGAGGTTGCTCAGGAAGTAGACCCACTCGGCGGGATAGGGCGTGGAGTGGGCGATCGAGCGGAGCATGGATTCGGTAAATGAGGATGCGGGCGTGGCGCGGTTGCTCTCGATGACTTTGATGTCGGTGCCGACGGGGAGGTCGGCGACGTCGATGTCGTCGCCTTGGTTCGAGACGATTTGCTGGACGATCATTTTGCCGGAGTCGGTGGAGACTTCGGCGGAGCCAGTGGCGCCGGGGAGCAATGAGCCGAAGCCGGATTCGGAGTCGTTCTTGGTGATGGCGTAGGCGATGCGCTCGCGGAGGAGCATGCCGCTGGTAGCGGCGCGGTCGATGTCGTCCATCGAGAAGATTTTGCGGATGACGGAATGCAGCGAGGAGACGCCGCGGATCTGGCCGGCGAGGAATGGGTCGTGAAGGTGCAGGAGGTCGCTGGCGGAGTAGTCGGAGAAGGAGGTGCGCTCGGGGTTGCGGAGGACGCGGTATTTCAGGGCGCGGCCGGTGTCGTTGAGCCAGACGCCGTCGCGCCATTTGTCTTGCGGTTCGTTGATCTGCGCGTTGTCGACTTGCCAGTCGGGGATGAGGTAGAAACTCGCGCGGTGCGACCCGGGGGAGGGGCGGACGAGGGCGGCGAAGATGGCGCCGTGGAGGCGGATGTGGCGGCGGATGGAGAATTGGGCGGAGTAGAAGTTGTCAACGGCGCGGGCGTCGCAGACGCGGGGGTCTTTGTTGTCCTGATGGAAGGCTTCGGTGATCTCGCGGTTGAAGTCGGCGGAGCTGGTGACGGCTTTGGGCCACATGCCGCGGCCGGCTTCGGCCTGGGAGATGTTGTTGGTGAGGACGTTGACCTCGGGGACGTTGTTGTCGAGCCAGACGGCTTTCTTCGCCATGTCGAGCCGGGTGCCGGAGGGGGCTTGTGCGGCGGGGTTGAGATTCGGGAAATAGAAGTAACCGCGGTAGCCGCTGCGGCGGGCGGCTTCGAATGCGGTGACCATCGCGTTCGGGACGGGCTTGGTGAGACGGGGGAAGAGTTTTTTCAGGAAGTTCATTCGGAGAGTTGGATGCGGATGCCGATCGGGCGGCGTTGGACGCCGGAGCCGGTGGCGAGCTGGTCGGAGTAGGAGGTGTCGAGTTCGCCGCGGCGGGCGTGAAGTGCGGTGAGGAGGGTTTTTTGCGGGAAGTTTTTGACGCCGCTGTGGCTTGCGCCTTCGGTGGAGAGGTTCGTAATGAGTGTGGCGGTGAGACCTTGCTGAGAGACGCGCAGATATTCGGCCCACCATGTGGCGGGGGGCGTGCCGGTGCCGAGGGATGCCTCGTCGGGAAAGAGGAGGCGGTAGTGCTGGAGGGCAAGGGCGAAGTCGTCCATCGCAACTCGGGGGAGTCAAATCCTACTGCATCGCCCACAAGACCATCGTGAGCTTCTCGGCGTCGGCGTAGTGGTTCGCGCCAAATCGCTTCCAGACGAATTCTTCGTAGCCGCGTTTGTTCTCGATCGTGATGAGGCGCTCGCGGAGTAGCTCGTCGACGTAGTCGTCGCCGGCGGAGGCGGGTATCCACCAGGGCGTTTTTCCGTCGCGGAGGGCGTCGATGTAGAGCTTTCGCTTGAACTCGACGTCGGAGTAGATGATGAGGGACTTGCGGAGCGTGCGGCTGCTGACGGTGATGTCGGACATGCGGACGGGCTTCGAGAGGAATTTTTCGCCGCTGCCTTTGCTCGGGAAGAGCCGGAGATTTTTTCGCGCGGCGTCCATGCAGGCGCGGTAGACGTGTTCGGTTGCGAAGCCGGAGTCGACGATGCCGGCGGTGAGTTTGCGTCCGTTCCACTCGGCGGAGGAGGCCCATTGGACGAGGTCGTCGAGGCCGGCGAAGCGGCCGTAGTCGATGAGCCAGGATTCGCCATCGCGGGCGAAGGCGCGGACGACGTAGTTCGTGAAGGCCTGCTGGACGTCGGAGCCGAGGAAGAGGGCGACGGCTTTGTCGGGGACTTCGCCGAGGCGGTAGTCGGCGCGGCGGGCGGCGACGTGCGTCTCGTCGACCTCGGCGCCGCGTTCGCGGAAGGGGATGCCGAGAATGGAGTTGTGGAAATCGTGGAGACCGCCGGTGGTGTTTTTTTTCTGGAGGAAGATTTTCGCCACTTGCCCCCAGGAGATGGCGGGGGAGTAGAGGGCGGAGATCTGCGCGCTGCGATGCTCGGCGGGGGCTTTGGGATTTGTGGCGTGCCATTCGCCGCCGCGGACGAGGGCGTCTTTCATCATGGCGGGCCAATGGCTTTCGCATTTTTTGCACTGATACCAAGCTTCGCGCTCGACGCCGTCGAGATCCCACTCGCCGACGAGGTCGCGGAGAGATTCGGGCCAGCGGATTTGCTCGAACTCTTTGAATTGCCACTCTCCGCAATCGGGGCAGCGGACGAAGAATCGATGTTGCGATCCCTGGAGGTAGTGGAGCCAGATTTGGCCTTTCTCGATCGAGGGGGTCGAGATCATCACGATCTTCGAGATCGCGCGGAAGGCGTTCGTGCGGGCTTTGGCGAGTTCGATGGCGGGGGCTTCTTTGCCGGATTCGGGGGGCCATTTATCGACTTCGTCGGCGAAGAGGAATCGGACGGGGCGGGAGGCGAGGTTGCCTTCGGAGTTGGAGCCCACAAGTTTTACCGTGCAAGATTGGAAGTGCATCTCGCATTTGCGGAAGTCGTCGTGGTCGACCGGCATGAGGGGCTTGATGGCTTTGCAGAGTTTGAGGCGGGGGAGGAGTTCGCGCTCGGACCAGGACTTCGCGTTTTCGTTCGTGCTGGTGACGTAGAGGACGGGGCCGGGGTTCTCGGCGATGACGTATTGGATGAGGTTCGCAAGCCAGGTCGTGCCGCCAAGCTGCGCGCCTTTGGCGAGGGTGATCTGCCGGATCGCGGGGTCGGAGAACCAATCGTGGAGACGCGCCAAGTAGGGCGTGTAGGTCACGTCATACGGGCCGGGGCGCATGGTGAAGCGTTTATCGAGGACGATGTTGCGCTCGGCCCATTGCAGGGCGGTGAGTTTTTCCGTAGGCCGCCAGAGTTCGGCCAGCCGCCGATCAAGCGAGGACATCGGCGAGGGAGAGACTTGCGGCCGCGGTTCGCACGACGTTGACCTCGTCACGCAACTTCTCAGCGGCGCCAGTGGGGAGATCGGGGAATAGAGAGAAAAACCGGTCGGGCAGTTGTTCGAGGTGCGAGACGACGTTCGACACGTAGCCGAGGAGTGCCTGTTCAACCGGACGGCGGGGGATCACGTCGCCGCTCTCGCGAGAGATAGAGGGGGCGTCTTTCTCGAGCCTCCGCAACGACTCGGTGTGTTGCAGCCACATCCGGCGGAGGGCCATCTCGTCGTCTATCCTCCCGGCGAGCTTCGCCAGTTCCGCGCGCTCATGGAGATCCGCCGTGGCCTCCTTCAACTTCCGAACCTGCGCGTCCATCGAGATGTCCTCCGGCTTCCACTCCCGAGGACTGGCCGGCGGGAGGGAACAAGACCCAACCGCCACAGTCCCCGCCGCGGCGCGTTCCGCTAGGAATTTGACCCACCGATCGTCGCCCTGATCGCGCCACTTCCGAACCCCGCGCGGCGTTATCCCATGCCGGGCCGCGCAAAGTTTGATGAGTTCCGCTTGTTCTCTACCGTGGCGCATAGGGTCTTACGGACCCCGAAAAGTCAAAACGGAACGGAAACGGAACGAGTGCCGTGAATCCGTTCCCTAGAAGTTCGGGAACTGCTCTCTCAAAAATTCCGCGGCGCGCCGATACTGTGCACGCCCCCTATAAGGGAAAAAGATTCCTTTAAGCGTAGGTAGCGTAGGTGTACCCCCCCAATTGGCAGCCCTTTTCTACTATCCCCGCTCCCTTTTGAACTAACTTTCAGAAAACACCTACGCTACCTACGCTACCTACACACCCCCGCATAGCAAACCTCAAAACAACAAGGACTTGCCAAAGTAGAGAAAACGCACACACTGAGCGTAGGTGGCGTAGGTCGAAGAAAAAAACGAAACCGAAAGGCAGGGAAACACCACCGCGCCGGGTGGCCTCTGGCAAAAATCAAGCGAGAGCGATCGAGTAATTCTTCCCGCGCTTCTTCCCGACCACGTCCCATCTCACGCGCTTACCACTTGGGAGGGTGAACTTTTTGCCGCCGAATGCGGAAAGAGCGCGGCCGAATTTGGAACACCCCTTGGCATCCAGGACGAAATGCGAATCTTTCTTACTCCCAGATAGAGCCCATGTAAACGCATTGACATCGACGGCCTTGTCAACGATCTGCTGCCAGTCGACAGACCACCCGGCGGAAGTTTCCTCCAAAAACTCTGTGTCATCCAATAGCCCCGAAATGAGGGCGATCATGTCCGCGAGTTCGGAGTTCCCGCTTTCCTCGGCTGACAACGGCTCCAATGCATCCCCAAAACCGGCGAAGGCCACGATCGAAGCGTATACCCGGCACCATTCCTCATACCCGCGGATCTCAGTGGGCGCCTTCGGCCTCCCGGCACCATCCCACTCCCGAACCATTGCCCACAACGCCCCGAGGAGGATGCGTCGATTTGCTGGCCGCGTCAGCCATGCGTCGTCGATAACGCGATTGATATTACGATCCTGCGGGTTTGATTCGTCAACGATCATCTTCACGTGCAAGAACCTTCGAGTCACGTCCTGCGATACCTCGAGATTGTTGCCCGTTAAAATAACCTGTGAGATTTTCGGGACCGTGAACCTCGAAAGACTGTGCATCCTTCGGCCGCTCCAGGTAGGAGCGGTGAGAAAAGAGTTCAAAATCCGGTTCTTGAAAAAGCCCTCGATGTCATCGAAGAATACGTAGCTCGATCCAGCTAATGCCTCCGTATCGAGAATCTTTCGGAAATTCTCGTCGCTTTCAGGAACCGGCTGCACATCACAATTGCCATATACGGGGATTATCATCATCTGTCCGAGCAGCGTCTTGCCGGAGCCGACAGAGTTTGATGAGATCATCGCGTTCAGTCTGCGCGAAGTCAGGGACAACAACGCCGGGGCATAAAAAGACAACGCCAACGCCAAGAGGGCCGCTTCGTTCCTCGATTGGCCATTCGGCTTCCGATCGTTCAGTGGAAACTCTGACAATATGTCACGCCATATTTCGCGGGCCTCAGCCAATGGCACGTCGAGAGGATAGTCAATCCCGCTCTTGACAGTGAAAGTACTCGATTCGGAATCATATCCCCAGGGGAGAAGCTCAATCTTCCCGTCAGCGCGTTTCACAGGCTGGCGTATCGTGGCCGTGCGCTCGACTTCACGTTGCCGGCGTAAAAACTGATCCGATTCCAATATAGCGCGCGCCAGCTCTACCCCAATGCTCTGCGGGTCGTCGATGTAAACGTCCCTCCCGATTGCCTTCGACTTATAGGTGACGAGATGATCCTCACAGTAACTCCTCAACCTCTGCGGCGACATCTCCAAGAGCCGCCCGTGCCGGTCGATGGTAAAGGTCGCCCGCTGCCGCGTGAAAACTCCGTTATTGCACAACACCCCGCCAAAAGCCGCGGCGACCTTTGAAACCACAGGCACAATCTCAACCTTTGGGAGAGTCGGCGGTTGATTCGGATCTTCATCTGCGACACTCTCTTGATGCTCCGGCACACTCACCCCGCTATCCACCGACAGCGCCTTAAACTGGTCCCATTGGTCACTCATGGCAATTCTCCCCGATGGCAAATCTCTTCCCGCATTTGTCGCAACTCCGCAGACATCGCGGCCATCTCTTCGCTCTCGCGGCGGTAGTAATCAGCGGCACTCTGCGCGGCTGCCAACCCCGCCAGATCATTGTTGATTAGAGCAACCCGGGCTTTTGTCGCCCATTCCTCCACTAGCCGCCGGCGACGGGGCATTTCGCAGATCGGCGCCGCCTCCGGCCGGCTGCACAGATAGATCAACTTTTGATCCTGCGGTTCGGGGAATTTTTGATAGCGGCGAAGAGTGCTACCATCTGGCTTCTTGACCTTGCACCCCCCCGCATCGACGACGTCCACCATCTTTCCGTGACGAACGCAGCCAGGCAAGCGCGACAAACGCACGCCCGACATCGCGCCCGGGTCAGCCCCGATGATCTTCAATCCGTTCGCAGCCTTGCGCTTTTGCGCATCCCAAGCAGCGTTTGATCTCGCATCCACCCGCACAAGAGCATGAATCGACCTGGCGCCCGACGTGTATATCGCGGCGATTCTCAGGGGCATTCTTGCGAGAGCGCCCATCCAATGCGCCGCGTCCGCCTTATCCGATTCCAAGAGCATGTATCGAAACTCCGTGACGCATTCCATCACTCGCCGGGACATCTTTGGCTTGTGTTCCCGGCGGGAGATCGACACCGGCCGCCAGTTCCCGTCCACCGGCTGGCAAAGAAACCACACCCCGCAACGTCCCTCCCGCGGCAGCCGATCGTCAGGCCAGACCGCGTCCCCTTGGCTATATTCCGAGGTAAAAACGAGAACCTTTTCCCCGGGATTGTATAGCCGATCCAAGAATCCCGAGGAATCAACCGTACACGGATCGACCTCCGACCTCTCCGCGAAGAAAATCAAGTCCGCCTTCGTGGCAAACTCACCAGCGAGTGCGGCTAATTTGTCAGGGCAAAAATCAACCGTTGGGGCCGGGGGAATTTCTTTTTCCGGCAGCGGGCAAGATGGCGCGCGATCATCTCTTGCAAGCCATCCCTCGCCTTTCTGCGGGGCTGGCCCCTTCATCGCGGAGCGGATCTTATGAATTAACTCCCGTTCCGTCCATTGCTCATCGTTCCCGCTATTCCAGCGGAGCAACAGAGACAAAGCCTCAGACTCCGAAAACAGAAACCCGCGCACCAATACCCTCGCGACCGCCAGCGTGTGCGTGTGTCCACCGCACCCCGAGATCGCCGGCCCCATTTTCGTGATGTATGCGAGCGCGCGGGAAGTCTTATCCATCAGGAGAAAAGGGCTTTCTTGACGGACAACACCCGCCGGATCGTTTTTAATAGTTCATCCCATCCAATCTCCCGACGCATGCCATCGACACGGATCGAGTTCGACCGGGCCGCCTGGCGAACGATCACGCGCTTCACTAAGCCATCAGCCCCGTGCCATTGAAGCGACCCGAGAAAACGTCCCGGCGGGACGCGCACAATCTCGCCATCACTCCCCCACCTGTCCGTCCCGTTAGCGCGGCGCGTATCCCACCCACGCCGCGTTCTTTCAGACGCTTTCTTTCGAACATCTCTCCCCCTGAACCTCTTGCGACGACTTTGCATTTTTCTAATTCTCGCGAGAATTGGTAACTTGCGTGTTCGGAGAATTAAAGGTCCAATATTCGACGCTAGTTCTTCCGCATTTCTCACAGGTTAGGTCATCGACTCCCTTAATTGACTCATCAGGTTGAACGTGCCCCTCCGAATGGAAGCAGCGCCATGAGTGGTCGCAGAAAAATCTCCGAACAAGGCGAGCGAGCCAACGGCGAACAACGCCAACTTTTGATGCGGTAGTCTTCATCGCCGTGGCTCCTCTTGGATGTTCGCAGAAATGCGCCCCGTCCCCTGGCATTTCTCGCATTTCCAAAATTGACCGCCGCAAAACTGACCGCCTGGCTCGCCGGTGCCGTCACATTCGTCGCATTC